TTTCATTTTTATATTTTATTTTTGCGGAAACTTCACCACGAATCTCCAAACTAATCATAATTTTGGGGCTCCACTATTTCATGATCAAGTGGCTCCAAAGATTCAAAGTCGGAGACATTAAAAGCTGTCATTGGATTAACCTTGTAATCCGACTTCTCCGACAGAACATGATATTCTGAAAGTTGCGCCATAGATGGGAACTGATAAAACGATTGACGCGATATTCCCAACTTCAACAACATCTTGGTCTTTACCTTCTCATTCTCAAATTCACTATCGATCATCTCGCGAATTCCATGTTCCGAAAGATCCCAAGACATTACCATATCGTTATAAAGATAAGATAACTCCCTATAAGCATGTAGGTTAACTCCCTGACAATCCCAAGCATGTCCTATTGTCGAACACAACATACGGGATCGAGAGATTTTCCCATTACACGAATAAGGAATCCTAACGAAATGATGCCACGCAGGCTTCCACGCTACCACCGGTGCGCACTTTTCAGGCAAATGAGAGGGACGCTCTATCAAATACCTCTTCAGGAAAATAGCTCCATCCTGAATAATATAATCATCATAAATGCGCGCCAATAATGGAAGATTTGTTCGTATTTCTCGAATCTTCATATCCCAATACTCTTCCACATAAGACGCAAAACCATGTTCATTTAAAATAGCTCGCAATTCAGGTCCAATGCCCTGAATATGATCATCACCATAAACTGCCAGAACAAACTGGGTAAAGAAATAAATGTCTATTAAGCGACACACATTTGAATTTCTCTCCCTCAAATACTCTATCCAGCAGCATATAAGAAAAACCACAACCCATGAATCACCATCACTCGTATCGAGTATTCCTGAAGGCATCACCCCCGTCATTACTACCCACTGATTACCATCCATCCGTGTCACTTTGACAATCCGAATTTTAGCAAGTAGTCGAAGGGCCGTACGATAACATCGGACATCTTCTGGTTTCATGTTCTTAAAATCAAGATACATGACACCAGAATTAATATGCAATGCCAAGAGTATAGCCTTGATGGTCTTATCAATATTACTAAAGTCTCCATCATCATAGGTCATTCCTTTACACTTGTTCATATAAAGGTAAAATTTGTACGCTCCACCAAAAAACCAGACCATACCGATCCGGATCACGTTACCGCGATTTAAAAACTGGCGGAATAAGAAAAAAATACGCTCTAGTACAATGACTGTAGCGTGTGGAATAAAAAACTCTCGACACTTCAATGCTACTTTAGCGGTGGATCCTGG